AGCTATGACAGACGCTTCTAAGGTTGGAAAGGCATTGTCTGAAGATAGCAACTTACTAAATAGAGCCATAACCAATCTAAAATCTGGCAGAAGGCAAACGCCACTATCAACGGCAGTGGAAAATTATCATAAGTTTAAAGGTCCAGCAGGAATAGCAGCATTAGGTTTAACGGCGCTCGCTGGAGGTTACTATATAGGTAAGAGAAAAAAAGAAACAGACTCATATAACGAAACCCTAGAACAACAACCGACTGAATCATTTCGCCAAAACTCATCAAGCAATTATGGCTCTTCGGTACCATCTCTAAATTCTGCCAGAAGAGATCCCCTAGTTACAGCTGGAGTGGTCGGAAATCTAGACAATAGAAAAATAGGCCACACACAAATGGGCAATAATAAATACAACCACCTTTACGGAGGGTGAAAATGGGAATATTAAACTTTGGGAAAAGGGTGGGGATAGGTGCTGCGGAAAAATTAGGCAGAGCTCCAGCTTCAATTCTGTCCAGTAGAACTGCGATGGGAGCTTTAGGTGTCGGTGCGTTAGCTCTGGGCGTTGGCTCAAAAGTTGGCCCGGCAACTAAGGATGCAGCACTAGGTGCAGCCTTTGGAGACGAAAATGCAGACCAGTATTTCACTGGAAGAGATCTAAATGCTAGAACCTTAGTTGGAAGCATGATGGGTGGAGTTGGAGGAGGAATGCTTCAAGCTTCTGCGCCGGGTGATTTTATGGCAACGCATGCCGGATTCCCAGGTGGAGGAACTGGGATGCTAGCTACTTCAGCCGTTACGGGAGCAATGGGCGGAGCTGCTGGCGCAGTTACTGGTTCAGCGTTAGGTGGAGCAATAGGCGGCGCACTTTCAATGGGCAGGGCTGGAAAAATTGCTGGTGGACTAATGGGTGGAATAGCTGGAGCGGCAATGGGTGGGACATTGCCGTCTGCCGCAGTTATAGGCGGACATATTACTAATAATCAAGAATTTTTTAGACAATCACCCTATTCATCATCATCATCAACAGCTAGTCAATTAAGTGCATCTGGCGACATTGTCCTAGGTATGCATAATTCAAGAAGAGGATACTAAGTCAATGCTCGAAGGAGATATTCCCATAGACACGCCTGAGGCCCCCTTATGGTCCCGCATGTCAGATTCTATGCCAGGACTAGCTGCATCAGCCGGCTTTAGTTCCAAGAGGGGTTCCAGTACCCTATTGCGTGGCGGATATATGGACAATCCATCTATGCTGGGCAAGGGAGTAGACGCCAGAAGAGCAGCCAAATTTAGAACTTTACAATCTGGATCCATGAATAGTTATGAATCTGCCACTAAACAGTTTTTTGGTGGAGCAAAAAGAAATCAAACAATGGCAAGTCTTACTGGAGACGCAAGAAAAAGTCCATTCCTTAGATCATCTAGATTGAATAATGCAAGTCTAAGGCCTAGGAACCTAGGAAGATATCATTCACTTAGCATTTTTGCAGACTCATCTGAGAAAGCCTATACACCCTTTGGGGCATCTGGTTTTATAGGAAATACTAAAACTGGAAAAAAAGCAATAGCAAATATGGGGATAGAACTCAAGGAAGGGGAATCTGCTTTTGGGCCAGGGTTATTGTCAGGTATAAGCGCAGGTAGAAGAGTAGATATGCTAGAGGCTAAAGCCTTTAATAAGGGTAGTTCAAGAGCAGCCAGAAAATTGGCTAAAGCAGACGATGCCCTAGGTAAGTTAGGCAAAATGAATAATCCCACCTTCACTAAGCCCACTGTTATAAGGGGAAGTACTGGCATGGGAGCAGGGTATACTGCCCCATATAGTAATATATCATACGGTGCTTCGTTTTCCGATGATGCGATGAGATATGCAGTTACTGGGAAAAATGCAGGGCAAGTCGGCGTAAGAGGTAATATGTACGCATCGTCGCTATCTGGAGCTGGTACGACATACCTTGCAGGATATGCAAGAGGTGCTCAAGGATTTGGTGGTGTTAGTGGTTTAACTGGAAGAGCATTAGAGGGTGCTGCGAGGGCAGAAAATGCATTTGGTAGTGCGTTTGCAAAAGCATTCGGTGATGATGGACTAAAATTTGGAGGACAACTTTTCAAAGGTGCCGAAGGGGGCATAAATCTTTTGCGAGGTACTGGTGGTAAAGTTTTATTTAGAGAACTTGGCGCTAGTGCTACAGGCAAATTAGCAGTTTCTGGCGCTGGAAAAATGTTAGCGACAAGAGGCGCAGCATTGGCTATACCTGGCATTCAAGTGCTTGCGGCAGCATCATTTATATATGATATTGGTCAAATGGCTGGCGAAGTTGTTAAAAGTGGGATAAACTTAGCAAAAGACGCTAACAAGTCTTTACAAGGATCAATAGCTAAACCAGCTTTTGGAATGGGATATAAAGACACAGAAGCAGCAGCAACCTCTAGATCTAGAGGAGTTCAGGCAATTCAAAATTCTAGACTTAATGCAAGAAGTGCTCTCGGAGCAGAGGGCGCTATGATGGCAGCACATTATGGGTGATTATGGGTATTTTTAATAAAACGCAAAAATTCAGAGAAGCACTAGAAGGTCTTTCAAGAGAAGATTTATTTGAGATAATAAAAGATCAGGATCCTGAGCTGATAAAGCAGATAAATAGAATTGAATGGGTTTTTGAAAATAAACTAAATCATATTTCATGGACCGACGGAACTCCGGTAATTGAAAGAAAGTTAACTAATAGGGAATTAGCTTTACTTGTCGATGAGCCATTTGAAATGGATCTTGACTTATTAGCGGCAGGCGTTAGCGCTGAGCACCAAAGGCAGTTACATATTTCGAGAGATCCAGTAGTATGGGCTAAGCAATTTCTTGGAGCTGAACTTAGAGTATACCAAATATTAATTTTAAGAGATCCAGGATTAAGAAAAGTTCTTAGAGCTGGTCGTCGTTTAGGTAAAACATTTAGTTTAGCAATAATGCTACTGCACTACAGTTATACCCATAAAGACGGAAGATCATTGGTTATCGCGCCAATGAAAACTCAAGTTGAACTTATCTATCAAGAGATACTAAGAATAGCTTCTAAGAATGAAGTTGTAACTAACTCTATCAGTAGAAAAGTTACGAGTCCACAGTTCATGATTCAGTTTTCAAATGGATCAACAATTAGATTCTTTACTTCAGGAATGAAGTCCGGAGGAAAGAGTGACGTTGCTCGTGGTCAGGAAGCACACTTAATTGTTCTTGACGAAATGGACTATATGCACGCAGACGACCTTGACGCACTGTACGCCATGCTCCAGAAAACAGCAGAAGATCAGCCTGATAAAGTCATGATTGGCGCCTCTACTCCTACCGGTCGTAGAGAAAGATTTTGGGAATGGTGTAGATCTCCACGATTTACAGAGTTCTGGTTTCCCAGCTATTGCAATCCATATTTTTCTAAAGAACAAGAAGAAGAATTTAGAGAACAATATTCCCCAAGTGGATATCGTCACGAAATAGAAGCTGACTGGGGTGAAGACTCTGAAGGTGTTTATCCGAGAAAATTTGTTGACAGAGCTTTTATTTCGCCATCTTGGGATTACACTCCTGAAATTACTTCAGCTAGATCTTTCCATACAATTGGAGTCGACTGGGATAAATATGGCGCGGGAACAAATATAGTCATAGTAGAAACATGTGCAGAAAACTATGAAGACACTAGATTTAGAGGCAAGAGTAGAATCTGTTATAGGGAAGAAATACCCAGATCAGAATATACTTTGACAAAAGCTGTAGATAGAATTATTGAATTAAATCGGGCATTTAATCCTAAGCACATTTATGTTGACAGGGGATATGGAGAAGTTCAAGTAGAACTACTTAAGAAGTATGGAGTAGAAAATCCATATTCTGGTCTTAGGGATAAAGTTAAGGGTATTAGCTTCGGTGAAAGCATTGACGTTAGAGATCCATATACCAAGCTAATGATCAAAAAAGAAATGAAACCTTTTATGGTTGACAATCTTAGGCAGTTCTTGGAAAAAGAAAGAATACTTATTCCAGAATCAGACGAAGAGATTTACATGCAACTTATATCCTATGTTGTTATTAGGACAACTCAAACTGGTCGGCCAGTATTCGAAGCAGCTGGCTCAGCAATGGATCACGCTCATGATGCGCTGATGCTAGCACTGCTGGCAATAACGCAAAACTATGGAGAATTTTCGCAAGGCAACTACGCTACTAGAACAGAAAGTTTTTCTAATGAGTTTTTTATGCCCAAACAAAATAGTTCAGATTCAGGAGAAGAAAAGTCAAAATTTGTAATCACTGGCAGAGCAAATGCTTTAAACTCAACTGGAAGCTTTAAGAGATCAACTAGTTCTAAAAAAACTAGAAAAATGTTTTAGGAAAAAATGTCGATAAATAATAGCAATCAGTACACAGGGGTAAATAATCAAATTCATGGAGATTATAAATTCTCCGATTCATCCTTTGTCAATACTTCGGACAATCAAGCCTATGCAAGGGAGATGTTGAGAACTGTCGGAAAAAGTTCTAATGGTTCTGTAATGGAAACATATTCTCTACCACTTAACTCCATTAGGGGACAAATATCTTTGGCTGAGCAGGTAATATTAGATACCATTAAAGATATCGAAGATTTAATGAAAAAAGTTTTTATAAATCCAAACTTAAATTTAGATTTATTGATATCTCACCAAAATTTATGGGATGAATTAAATAAAACTTTAAGAGTAGAATCTCCACAAATTATTGAATTCTTTAATAAAAAAATAAATAATAGCTCATATTCTTCTACATCCGCTGTTAGTGAAAGTTCTAATACTGCAGAACAAGATCCTTATCTAGAAGATTTTCCAAAAGTCATAAATGATAATCCATCATCTTCCGACGAGGGGCTTATAACTATCCAGCCATACCCTCCAGAATTTAATAAACCCTCGAATATCAAAATGCCAATCCCGTCGTACATTTCTTATGAAGAGGTTTCTTTTGCGGAAAGAATGAATTCAACAATCTCTCGTAAATTTTTGCAAGAATATGAACATTCTATAGCACACTCAACTTTTTCTTATTTTTTTCAATTCAGAAAACTTTTAAACTATTTATTAAATGAAGTTAAATCAATAAAAATGTCATTATCTATAGATTTTGGAGACGATTATGAAAATGAATTACAACAAAAAATCGCAGTCCATTATGACTCGTGGGGGAAAACGGCCCTGCACTATACGAGCAGGATTGCAAAGACGATCATATCAAAGCCG